TGGAATGGACCAGTTACAATGTCTCCATTAGTTACAGTTAATCCAACACTTTCTGGAACTACTAAAGTAGGGCAAACTCTTACATACGGTGCAGGAACTTGGATAAACGCAACATCTTATGATTTAAGACTTTATCGTGGAACTCAAAACGTTGCTACTTATGAAACTTTAGCAGCAAGCACTTCGTCAACAAGCGGTACTTATTCAATACCGTCTTCTGATTTTACAGACCCAAATGGTAGAAGGTATTATAGGTCTTTTGTAAACGCATCTAATGGAAGCTATTCTTCTGGATTTGTTGGTGGAACAGAATTAGGTCCATTAACAAATTTAACCTTATATACAGTATCTTTTAATGCTAATGGTGGTTCATCCACTCCAGCTGATGTAACTCAAACATCGGAAGGTGGTTCAGTAACTTTGCCAGGCGCTATTAGCCAGTCTGGGTTTACTTTTGGTGGATGGAACACAAACCAATTTGGAACTGGAACAACATATGCGGCTAACTCTTCATATACTCCAACTTCAAGTCTTACATTGTGGGCTAAATGGACAAGCAATGCAGTTATTCCAACAATTACAATGGGATCAAATAGCGGAGTTACTTCAAACCAAGGTACAATTAACTGGAGTTCAACAAATCAGTCTTCTTGGTCTTCAACTGGAACATTTAGCGGTAGCGGAACAACACAAACTTCTGTTTCAAAAACTGGATTGACTGCAAGCACTACATATACTGGAACAGTTACAGTAACATCATCAACTGGTAATACTGCTTCTGCAAACTATAGCTTGACTACTTCTGCAGCAGCAACACCTGGTGCAATTACAGTATCTTCAATTTCTGCATCAAAAACAGCAACTAGACAGCTTACTGGAACTTGGTCTTCTTCTAGAACTGGAACAGACACAACTTTTTATTGGTGGAATACAAGAGTTAGAAATACTTCTTCTGGAGCAACAGCAACACATACTTTATTTTCAGAAACTCCAAGATCAGATAGTTATACTTCATTGACTGGAACCTCATATAGATTTGGTATTCAGGGTGTTATTTATGATAATTCATTTAGCACATATAGATATTCTATAGGAACATCAGATGCTGGATCATATGCTGAAAATTCAACAAATATTAACCCTCAGTAAAGGATAAAAATGTTTAATGAAATAGAGAAAAATAAGATAAAAGAAATTCGTGAAATAGAAGATCTTCAAAGGGCTACTATGACCGAAATAAATAATATTTTAAGATCAATCCCTGATCTATCAATAGAGGGGGAAAATGAAAGGCCTGACCTAAAAGACGCAAATGATAGAATGAAACAGTTAATTCATAGAAGGATAGTGCTGCTTAATGAGCTTGGTATAAGACCAGAGTCTAATCTACCAAGCAATATTGAAAAGCACTTGCTATCCTAGGCATTAATGATATAATATATAAGGAGGAAACAATGACACCAACAACAGAACCAACCACCCTGCTAACCACAGAGGATAAATTAACTATTGTTAATCAGCATATTAGAAGCATAGATTATACAATTTATGGTCTAGAGCTAGACATTCTTGTAGAAAATGCTGCCACAAATCCAGATGCAGAAAGATTGGCAAACTACAATAGCCAACTTAATGTGCTAAATGCTAAAAGAGCAGTATTGGTAACAGAGCAACAATCAATCGTAGAATAGGAAATTAAATGGCTGAAAAAGCTGAATTAGTTATAGCCGCTCTACAACAAAGAATTGGTGAAGTTGTCTCAAATTATGAGACACAAATTGCAATTCTTAGAGCAGAAATAACAATGTTGATGGATCAACAAAATAAAAAAGAAGATGCGGCAATTCAATATGCTGAGTCTTTACAAAATAAAATGGATGAGGTAAACTAAAAAATGGCAGACGCAAGTTTTAACTTTGAAGATGGTGCACCTATATCAGCATCAGAACTCAGAAAGCTTGTTGAATATGTTAACAAGGTTAATGCACAGGCATTGTCTTTACCTGGCCAATTTGGAACTTTAGCAGACAAGGCTATTGCTCAAAAAATGACTATGGGAACTGTATCTGTTCCTAGCCTTAGCCTTACTGCCGCTAAAGAAGTTCCAATTACATTTACACCACCACTTACTGCTGCTCCTGCTTCAGTTCAACTTACTGTTGAAACAAGTTCGGTAGATTCTGAGATTATAGTATTTTTAAAAAGTGGACCAACATCTACTGGATGCACAGCAGTTTTAACTAGAGCGGCAAATGCAATTGGTAAGTCTGTTACAAGCCCAAGTGCAGTCAAGATTCATTATTTTGCAATAGCAAAGTCCTCTTGACAGATTAGAATATAATAGTACAATATTACAAACAAGACCACCAAAAGTGGTCTTTTTCGTGTTAAGGAAAAATATGAGCAATGATTTAAAATGGATGTTGTCATCCGACCAGCAATTCCCTTATCAAGATGATAAGATGATTGAATTGTGGTTTAAAGTAATGAAGTGGTTTAAACCAGATGTGGTTGACTACCTAGGTGATACTGATGATCAAGCCTGCTATAGTAAATATACTGAAGGCAGATCAGCAGAATTTTTGAACCTTTATAAAACAGATAGTGCAGATTTAATTGTTCCAACAATGAGGCATGAGGCTAAAGGTGCAAGAGATTTTTATGCTAAAACTAGAGAGATTTTGCCAGAGGCACAATTGTTCTCAGCTCTTGGAAATCACGATATAAGAATCTTTGATTACGTTGACAAGAAGTTGCCAGACTATATCAAAGATGTAACACCAGAATCTTTGTGGAATTTAGACAGTCTTGGGTATGAATATATTTATTATAATGAACTACCTAAGCGTAGATTTGGAGATATCCATGTTCACCATGGAATTTCAATTGCTGCCACTGGATCTGTTCGTAAAGATATGGAAGACCTACAGGTTTCTTTAATTCGTGGTCATTCACACAGAATTGCTTCACATTTAGTTACTTATGAATTAAGAAATAATGGTGAGGGAGAGACATTGCGTGGATATGAAATTGGTCACATGTGTGATGAAAAAGGTCCAGGAATGAAATATACACAACATCATGACTGGCAAAAAGGTTTTGCAATCGCACATATTGTAAATGACTACCCTCATATTCAAATGATTCACGTAGCACCAGACTACTCTTGTGTAGTTGATGGGAAGGTATTCAAACTATGATGCATTGCAGGAGATGTGGCGGAAGAGTATTTGTGGACAGGGTTTTTTCACAAAAGTTACATATGGAGCTGTATTGCCTGCTTTGTGGAAGACGCTGGATGGTTAATAAAGAAACGAGTAGTTTTGGAAGATGGCTAGATCAAGTAGAGTTCAATCAAAGAAAAGCTTTCGGTATTTCTTCTTAAACGGGAAATTACATAAGGTTTTAAAAGCATCTAGAGTCAAAGACCAAATGATTGCATGGTGCTACCCAGATAAAAAAAGAGTTATGTATTCTTATTCTGATGTATATAAAAACATGCAGAATGCTTATTCTATGACTCAGGTAGCACAAATGCTTGGAAAGCATAAAGTTACTATAGAAGAATATATTTTACAGGGCAAAATTAAATCACCACAAAAGGTATATCCGATAGGTAATTTTGAAAGTAAAAATTGGTCACAATATATGTTTAGCGAAGAAAACATATTTGATCTTTATGATTATTTAATTACTGCTGGAAGAAAAATAGAAAATCTTCCAACAAAAAATGAATTAAAGGCCTTGATAAAAAACAATATCATATTGTATACTAAGACCACAGACGGAACATTTGTACCAGTATGGAAGGCAGAATGAGCAACCAAGAAGAATACGAGTCATTAAATGAAAATGTTGCTTTATCCAGAGCAGCAGCCAACCTTGATTTAGCTTCTATGCATGCAAATAAAAAGAAAAGCGTAGAGGGTCTTATTACAGTTGCAAGTGTCTGGATGTCGGTAGCAGACCGAATAGCAGAAGGATATGTTCCAAAAAAGAAAAAGCCAATAGGATTCGGAATAGAAGAAGAGGAAGAAGATGACGGAATCATCATCAACAATAGTAAAAGTAGATCTACAATTCACCCGCAACCTGGGGAACTACGAAAGCATCAAAATAGGAATTGGCGTTGAAGATATAGTTCGTTCTGGAGAAAATGTAGATTCTGCTACAGATAGAGTTTATAAATTTGTTGAGCAGAAGCTAATTGAAAAAGCTTCAGAAATGGAAGAGGAATTAAAGGGTGGCAAGTAAAGAAGGTAATAAGCAACCACATGCCTTGCTAACACACTATATTTCTTTATATAAAGATAGATACGGCAGAGACCCAATCTTGAATAGATATAGAGAAAAGTGGGGAATGCAAGATGTTATTGATACCGTAGGGTATCAACGTGCAAAAGATTTGGTTGAATATTATTTTACTTTAAATAAATATAATCATCCTCTGCAATGGTTCTTTTACAATTTTGATAAGCTTGATAAATTGTGGAAAGATATTGAAGATGACAAAGTGCATAGAGATATGCTAAGATCTAAGACCAAGGAAATGGTGGAAGAGAGAGAAAGGCGGTTAAATGAACACGGAAGCAACGCTGATATCAGCAGTATGCCAAAATAAAGACATCGCCACATTACTAGCAGACAATGTTGATGAGTTATTTACTTCTCATAAAGATGTGTGGGAAGGATTAAAATCATACTATTATAAATTTAAGGCTGTCCCTGACGTTGGTGTATTAACAGATAAGTTTAGAGATTTTGATCCAGCAGATGTAAAAGCAGAAACTGGATATTATTTAGACCAACTTAAAGCAGAATACCTTTCAAGTAAGTTAAAGGGTATTATTCTTCGTGGAGGATCTTCATTAAAGGAAGATGCCCCATCTAGAATCATTGCACAGATGCAAGCAGAGCTTGCAAGTCTTTCAAAATTTACTAGTAACGTTAGAGATTTAGACGTAACTGATTTTGAGTCTGCAGAAAAATATTTTGAGCAGGTAAGACAACGCTCTGGAATTATGGGCGGAAGTCCAGGTATCCCAACTGGGTTTAAAGCAATTGATACTGCATATGCAACTGGAATGGCTCCAGGTCATTTAATTGTTGCTATTGGTTGGCCAGGACGTGGTAAAACATGGTTTACTTCCTACCTTGCATGCAAGGCATGGGAACAAGGTTTTAAGCCTATGATTATTTCCCTTGAAATGTCTCCAGAAGATATGCGTAACCGTATATACACAATGATGGGTTCTGGTTTATTTAAGGCCAGCGATTTTTCAAGAGGAGATGTAAACGTAGACGATTTCAGGTCTTGGAGTAAAAAGAATTTTGAAGGCAAGAATGGTTTCATACTTGTTTCAAATGAAGGTATGGGTTCTGTAAATGCTAATACTGTTCAAGCAAAAATTGACCAGCATAAACCAGATATAGTAATCCTTGACTACCACCAGCTATTTTCTGATACAAAGGGAAGCACTGGTGCAACTGAGAGAAACATGAACGTTTCTCGTGAATTCAAGATGCTTGCTATGAATAATAATATTCCAATTATTGATATCACAGCGGCAACTATGGATGATGTTTCAGATCAAGATAATCCGCCTATGCTATCGCAGGTGGCATGGTCTAAAGCTATTGAATATGATGCTGATATGGCTATCGCTATTCACAAATACACTGACACAAATATGATTGAAATTGTTTCTAGAAAAAATCGCCACGGCAGTGACTTTGGCTTCTATTTGGACTGGGACATTAATCGGGGTATAATTAAGGAGATATATGAAAATATCCAGAAATGACCCATCAGCGTATACAACGATTCCAGGTCAGAGCACAGTTTCATAGTGATGCAGATATCATCCGTGTTCGTGCTCAGTACGAGTCACTCTTAATTCAGGAAATGAGAGACAAAGGATTTGTAAGAGTCCTAGACATAGATCCATCATTTTCAACATCATATGACCAAGGAGTTTGGTCTTTTATATTAACAATGCACAGCGTACACGTAGGAAAGAAGAAGGCATGGGAGTCAGAGGGAATTTTGCAAGGAAAGTTGATTCCACGAGATACACGTCATCACACATTAAATCAATTCTAAAATCATTAGATATTTCTGTTGTTGGCGAAACTGGTAACGATTTCTTGGCATATTGTCCATTTCATTCAAATAGACATAGCGCAAGCTTTAGCGTAAGCAAAGAGTTTGGTGCTTGGCTATGCTTTAATCCATCCTGCGGTGAAAGCGGAACGTTAATAGATTTGGTAAAAAAGATTACCAAAAGAAATGATTTTGAAGCATTAAGATTTGTTTCTTTAAAAGAAGCAGAAGTTTTATCTAACTTTGATGATCTTCTTGAAGACGCATTGGAAGATAAACCAGATTTTATAGAGTTTGATCCAGCAGTAATTCAAAAATTAACTTTAGAAATGAATACTTATTCTGAAGGAAGAGATTATATGCATGGACGAAAGTTTACAGATGAGACATTGGAGTACTTTAATGTTGGATATTCTAACAACCGCAGTATGGTTACAGTTCCTGTGCACAGTCCAGATGGTCTTTGTGTTGGCGTTGTTGGGCGCAGTATCAAGGAGAAAGACTTTAAAAACTCGCCAGGCCTTCCTCGTAATTCTACTATGTTTAACATTCATAGGGCTAAACGTATTGGCGCAGTTTGTATTGTTGTCGAATCTAGCTTCGACGCAATGAGAGTACATCAGGCTGGCTTCCCAAATGTTGTTGCAACTTTAGGAGGACATATATCTTCAAATAATCTTTCTTTGTTAAATAAATATTTTAACAAAATTATTATTATGACTGATAACGATCAGGCTGGTAGAGCATTAGGCAATAATATATTTAATAAATTACGTAATAAAGACATCTTGTGGGCTTCATATGAATATGGTAAAGTATACCCACATGATGCAAAAGATGCTGGCGATATGACTGATGAAGAAATTAAAGCCTGTATAAATAATTCAGTTTCCCATATTGAATATGTCAGTTGGGAATGATATAATGGTCATACAGATGGATTTACACCATCAAATACATTAAACAAAGGATATAAAATGGGAATAGTAAAAGGTCTAAAAGACTTAAATAAAACATTAGATAAGCCACAATCTTCTGGTGGCGACAGCGTAAAAGGAAGATGGCTAAAACTTGAAGACGGAGAAAGCATTAAGGTTAGATTCCTTCAAGAGCTTGATCCAGACTCTCCAACATATAACGACAAACTAGGTCTTGGATTTATTGCAGTAGAACATACAAATCCAAAAGACTATCGCAGAAAAGCACTCTGTTCAATTGACGATCAAGGTAAGTGCTGGGGTTGCGAACAACACCGTAAAGATTATAAAGCTGGCTGGAAGGGCCGTTCACGCCTATACATCAATGTATTGGTAGATGATGGCAAGGAAGAGCCGTATGTTGCAATTCTTTCACAAGGATCAAGTGGAAAGACAATTACACCAACATTAATTGAATACGCAGGAGAAATGGGAAGTATTACAAATCTTATGTGGCGTATTAAGCGTTCAGGAACAAAAACAGATACAAGTTACACAATCATCCCGTTGGCAAAAGATGAAGTAACATTTGATGCTTCCAAACTTGAAATTTTTGAGTTGGAAAAAACAGCAGTCCGTGACCTGCCATATGCGGACCAAGAAACATTCTATCTATTTGGAGAAAACGATAAGAGCGAAGGCTCAGAATCAACAACAAGTAATTTAGAGTGGTAGCCATTGACAAAACTTGGGGGAAAGTGATAAGCTTTCCCCTATAGTTTTTTACAGACAGGAATATTATGCAAACATTTTTACCTTATCCATCTAAGCGTGAAAGTCTAGATGCCTTAGATAATAAGAGACTTAACAAACAAATTTTAGAAACATATCAAATACTTAATATATTAACTGGCAATTCAAAGTCAGGTGCTTGGCGCAATCATCCAGCTGTACTAATGTGGGAAGGCGCTGAGTCAGAGCTTTATAGATATGGAATGACTGCCATTGTCCTTGCAGAAATGCGTGGAATTAAAACAGATAAAAATAAAGCTAACATGCATGCTTTATCACGTTCACGTAAGTCTTTAATATGGGAAGACAATCAGCCATTGTGGGCTAAAACTCCAAGCATTTTAAAGCGTGTTACTGCAACACATAAAGCAAACCTATATCGTAAAGATCCAATCTATTACGCATCATTTGCATCATCTGTTGATGACCCAAACAATAAGCCGTGCTGTCCAGACTGTAAGTATTTTTGGGTGACACATACGCTATGAGTTTTACACACCTGCACGTTCATTCCTACTACTCTTTAATGGATGGTTATAATTCCCCTAAAGAGTTATTGCAGGCTGCAAAAAATGTAGGACAAACATCTTTAGCAATTACAGATCATGGAACTTTGTCTTCACATCGTGAAATGCAAATTGCTGCAAAAGAACTAGGTATGAAACCCATACTTGGAGTAGAGGCATACATATCACCAACTGATAGATTTGATAGATCTTCTAAAACAGATAAAACAATTCAGGCATACAATCATATAATTCTGCTTGCTAAAAACCAAAATGGATTAAACAATATTAATAAGCTTCAGGAACTTGCTTGGACAGAAGGCTTTTATCATAAGCCACGTATTGATAGAGAAATATTAAAAGAATATGGTCAAGATATATTTATTTTATCTGGTTGCCTTAATGGTTTAATATCTAAAGCAATTGAAAAGAATGAATTTGCTGATGCCAAAATGATGTTAAAGTGGTTTAAAACAAACTTTGGAGATAACTTCTTTATTGAAGTACAGCCTGCTAATCCACCAGAAATTAATAATAAGTTGCTTGAGTTGGCTGATGAGTTTGGTATAAAGCCAGTTGCTACTGCAGATGCACATTTTTCTAAAGAAGATGAGCGGGTCTTAGAAGAAGCCATGCTTATTTTATCTACATCTCCAAAAGTTAATAATGATCTAGACTTTGATAAGTCACGTAAATTTGACAATATGTTTGATAGATTTAATTATCTTTGGCCAGATAGAAGAATCTCATTTGAGCATTTAGATTTGTTTATTATGAGTAGAGAAGAAATGTCTGATCGTTTTATTAAACAAGGAATTACAAGAACAGACATATTTGACAATACTATGTATATTTCAGACCAAGTAGAAGAATATGGCTTTTATGAGAATCTAGACCTCCTGCCAGTCCCAAAGACCAATGCTGACAGTCAGCTTAGGAAGATGGCTGAAGAGGGCCTTAAAAGGCTTGGAAAGGCTTCTGAGGGGGCATATAGAGACCGTCTAGAGGAAGAACTAGGGGTTATTAAAGACAAAAATTTTGCCAGCTATTTCTTGATTGTTTCAGATATGATTAATTGGGCAAAAGACCAAGGGATTAAGGTTGGGCCAGGACGTGGGTCTGCGGCTGGATCTTTAGTTTGCTATACATTGGGAATTACAGATGTAGACCCAATCAAGTATGATCTTCTATTTTTCCGATTTATTAATCCAGAGCGTAATGACTTTCCAGATATTGATACAGACTTTGAAGACCGTCGTAGAAAAGAAGTTAAAGATTATTTAAAGAAACGCTTTAAGAATGTTGCGTCTATCTCTACATTTACTTATTTTAAAGATAAGGGTGTAGTTCGTGATGCTGCTCGTGTATTTATGATTCCATTGCAAGAGGTAAACCGTGCATTAAAATCTGTCGATACTTTTGAAGACTATATGGAGTCTCCAAACACTAAAGAATTTAGAATGAAGTATCCAGAAGTTGGCTGGCTTGCAGAAAATTGGCGTGGAAGAATTAGAACTACTGGCGTACATGCTGCTGGTGTTGTTGTTGCTAAAGATGATTTAAGAAACTATGCCCCTATTGAAACAAGAGAAGACCCTAAAGATAAAGTTTCTGGAAGAATTCCAGTGGTTGCATATGAAATGGAAACAGTAGCAGACATTGGCCTAATTAAGATGGATGCACTAGGTCTGAAAGCTTTGTCTATTTTGTCTGATACTTTGGCATCAATTAAAGACAGATACGACAAAGATATTATTCTTAGTGAACTAGATTTAGAAGATCCAGAAGTTTACAAGAATCTAAATCAGGGATACACAAAAGGTATCTTTCAAGCTGAAGCAACTCCTTATACTAATCTTCTTATTAGAATGGGTATAGATAAATTTGAAGATTTAGTTGCATCAAACGCCCTTGTTAGACCAGGTGCAATGAACACTGTTGGAGCTTCTTATATTAATAGAAAAAATGGAAGAGAGGCAGTAGATTACACACATCCAATTCTTAGACCATTTACCGAAAATACATATGGTGTTATCATATATCAAGAACAGGTTATGCAGGCCTGTGTATACCTAGGGGGAATGTCATGGTCTGAGGCCGATAAGGTTCGTAAGATCATTGGAAAGAAAAAAGATGCAAAAGAATTTGACCAGTTCAAAGATAAATTTATTGCTGGGGCTTCAAAACACATTTCTAAGAAGCAAGCCGAAACCCTATGGCATACTTTCGAGGCTCATGCTGGCTATTCTTTTAACCGTTCTCACGCTGTTGCTTATTCCATGCTTAGTTATTATACGGCTTGGCTTAAGACTTACTACCCTCTTGAGTTCATGTTTGCAGTTCTTAAAAATGAAACTGACAAAGATGCCAGAACAGAATATTTGATTGAGTCTAAGAGGCTTGGTCTTAAAGTTTTGCTACCACATGTTAATGAATCTGAAATTGATTTTTCTTTGCAAAAAGATTCAATGCGATTTGGACTAGCAGATATTAAATTTATATCAAACAATATTGCAAGTAAAATAATCAAAGGAAGGCCGTATATAAACTATGAAGACTTCATGGATAAAAGTTCTGCTAAAGGTAGTGGTGTCAATAGCCGTGCTATTGGGGCTCTTAATGCTATTGGGGCAGCAGCTTTTAAAGACAATACAAGAACAGGACTAGAGCACGATAATTTTTATGAGTATCTAGGAATCCCACAATTTAATTTGCAAGACTTGCCCCCAATTATTAAAGCACAGGCAAGGCCAATTGAAGAGTTTGATGACCTTGGATCATTTGTTATGTTCGGAATGGTTAAAGGAATTAAACGTGGTCAAGGATGGGCAAGAATAGAACTGGTAGATGAAACTGGATCTATTGGTTTATTCCACAATGAGCAGACTCAAATTGAAACTGGTCAAATGTATTTTATTTTGGTCGGGGACAATAGAATAGCAAGATATGTAAAGGTTTCTGAAATATCTAAAGACAATGATGATATTTTTGTTGACTACTTATATCGAAAAGAATACGATAATATTGAAGAAGGTAAATATATGGTATTGAATTTTACACCATATAAGACAAAAGCTGGGAAAATGATGGCTCATATTGTGCTAACAGATAAAGATAAAGGTTTAGTTAGAGCAATTGTTTTTTCAACTATGTATAAAATTGCTTTAGCAAAGATGCGAGAAGGAATGATTTGCAATGTCACTCTTTCAAAATTAGACGATGGAACACTAATGGTTAAGGAAATAAAATGACAAAAATAATACTATCTGAAAAAGAAGCCAGGGATCTAGAAGACACTTTGGTTTATCACATGGAACAATGTTACAACACTGTATACGACGAAGACTCTGTAGCAGATGATTTTGAGCCGTATCAACCGTTTGACGGATGTTCTAATTGCGAAACTAGAGAGTGGCTAATGAAGTTGTGTGAATGGATGAAAAACAATAAAGACGTAGAAATTATTGTAGGAGAATAATGAGCGACGACAAGATACAAATGTCTCAAGAGATCAGTGTTACTTCTGTTCTTGTGGCAATATTAAAAACACTTAATACTGTAGAAGTTCCATCAGGTCTTCTACTTAATCCAGCATCAGAAGATACTGGAATAACCGTAACATATAATGACGATAATCAAACATTTTTAATATCTTTAGGAGACAATAATGGGAGTAATTAAAACAGATAACTTTAGAACACCGCCTAATACAGAAAAGACTACGCAAACTGCGTCAAGTGTGCTTTTAGACTACGGTTTAGATGCATTTGCAGCAATATTACATGAGTCTGCAATAGAAAAAGGATTTTGGGATGGAGAGCATAACTATGACAAATTTGGAAATAAACTTGCACTTGTTCATTCTGAAGTTACAGAAATTTTAGAAGCAGTTAGAAAAGACAAGGGTAGTCGTGAAATTGTTGAAGAGATGGCAGATGTATTAATTAGATTGTTAGATCTATATGGTGCTATGAGAAATGCTGGAATTGTAACAGATTCGTTAGACGATATATTAGATCATAAGGTAGATAAAAATAGAAATAGGCCAAGACTTCACGGCAATTTGTTTTAATGGTATACTATATGGATCACGGAAAGAGTTTAAATGGAAATAGAAGAAATATTAGCGGGCTTAGACCCAAAAACTCGTAAAAGAGTACAAATTGCAACAGAAGTAGACAATCAAAAACAAAAAACTCCAAGCATAGGACTATCTCTTGCCCTTAAAGGCGGATTTGGTTATGGAAGACAAGTTCTTGTTTGGGGAAACAAATCTGCAGGTAAATCATCATTTTGTTTACAAATGATTGGTATGGCACAAAAAGAAGGAAAAACATGTGCTTGGATTGATGCAGAAGACTCTTATGATCCAGAATGGGCAAATAAACTTGGCGTTGATTCTTCAAAGCTTATTTATTCTCCAGCAAAATCAGTTAATGACATGGTTGATGTTGCAACACAGTTAATGGAAGCAAATGTTGACATCATTGTTGTTGATTCAATCTCGGCTTTGCTACCAGCCATCTATTTTGAAAAAGATAGCACTGACTTAAAAAAGTTAGAAGATACAAAACAAATTGGAGCAGAAGCAAAGGATATGACCCATGCGGTCAAAATGTTAAATTATGCAAACAAAAACACATTACTTGTTCTCATCTCACAGCAACGAAATCAGTTTGGATCTATGCATGCTAGTCACATCCCCACAGGTGGCATGGCAGTCAAGTTCTTTTCTACAACCGTCGTTAAGCTCTGGTCTTCTGAGGCTGAAGCTAATGCTATTAAAGCTGGCGTTAAAGTTGGCGACAAAATTATCGAACAAAGAGTCGGAAGACCAGTTAATTGGATTATTGATTACAACAAACAAGGCCCCCCAAATTTATCAGGACAATACGACTTTTATTACCAAGGGGAAGCTATTGGTATAGATCAAGTTGGCGAAACCTTAGATGTTGCAGAAATGTACGGGCTCATAGAAAAAGGTGGAGCATGGTACACAATTGGTAAAGAAAGATTTCAAGGTCGTGCTAAGGCATTAGAATACCTTAAGTCTAATGAAGAAGTAGTTAATGATTTAAGGGAGAAGATATATGCCAGATCTTAATGATTTTTTGACAAACAAAGAGCCAGAATCAAAAAACACAGAGATGTATATTGATGAAGATGTTCCAGTAGTTGGTGGATCTTTTATGTGTCAAGAATGTAACGCTGAATTAAATACTGCATTTTTTAAACATAAGGAGGAAAAACTGGTCTGGACATGTCCTATGGGCCATGTTTCATCAGTTCCTTTTAAATAATGTCTGAACGAAGAGAAATTAAAAGAGACAACGCAAAAGGTCACAAAAATTCTGGTAGAGGAAAATATCAAAAGGGTGATGCCTCATGGAAAGATTTTGTTGTAGATTATAAAGAATATGAAAAGTCTATATCTATTTCTACAGATATTTGGGCAAAAATTTGTACTGATACATTTAAAGTAAGCAGAGACAAGATGCCTGTTTTAAAGCTTATACTTGGCGGAGAAGGACCAAAGACAAGGCTTGCAGTAATTGAATGGACATTATTAGAGCAGTTAATTAACTGTTGGGAGGAAAACAATGATTAAAGAAATTATTATGACTACGCTAACTGGAGCAGGTGTAGGAGCAGTGTTTGCCGCATTTAAATTGCCAGTTCCAGCGCCACCAGTATTTGCTGGACTAATGGGTATATTTGGATTGTGGCTTGGTTATGGAATGGTGCAAAGGTTATTTCTATGAGCGATAAAAGTCCGTTAGAATTAATAAGCGAAATAACAGAGTTTAATGATCTACATGAGTTTATGAAAGATGAACAGCTAGATAGAGCTCTAGAGATTCTTGTTAAGTTGATTATGAAGCCAGAAGTTCCATCTGCAAAAGCCCCTATGTTAATTATTGAATTACAAGCAATCAGCGCAAAGCTTGCGATACTTGCATCTTATTATTCAACAATTGCAAAAGATAAAGCTGGAACAGTAAATAATAACAAAAAAAATATATATTATTCTGTAAAAGAAGCAACAGATAGACTTGTTGATGCTCTTAAGTATTCGGCTAGGTACAGCATATAATGGCAAAAGATATCATTAGTAATTTAAAGTTTAAAAAATATAATGGTAAGTTTGACGCTGCCGCATTTGGAAAAAGATTAGACGAGGCCTACCTTGCCACTAAAAGACAAGATGGAGAGATGACTAAATATTCTTTTAGTCCTAGTAGTTTTGGATATGGTCATGGAAATTGTCCAAGATATTGGTATATGGCTTTTAGTGGTGCATATTTTATAGATGAAAATAGTGCAACAAATGTTGCCAACATGTCTGTTGGAACTCAATCGCATAGAAGATTGCAAGATCTAATTAAAACATTTCCAGAGTTTGTTGATGAAGAAAGAGAAATTAAAAACGAATACCCACCAATTAGAGGGTTCATGGATCTTGTTATGAGCTACGATGGTGAAACGGTTATTGGAGAAATTAAAACAGCAAAGCAGGAAGTGTGGGACACAAGGCAAGCAGAGATGAAGCCTTCAGAAAATCACCTATTTCAGCTTCTTACATACATGAAACTCACAGGGGCAAAAGAAGGGTTCTTGCTATATGAAAATAAGAATACTCAAGAAATTCTTATTATGCCTATAGAAATGAATGCTAAAAATGAAAAGATAATCGAAGATCTTTTTGAGTGGTTAAAACTGGTTTGGGATAATTTTAAAGAAGGAGACATGCCAATTAGACCAGAAGGCTACACAAAAACAAAGTCGCCTTGTAAATATTGTCCAATTAAAAAAGACTGTTGGTCTAAAACTGCAGACATTGGTTCAATTGAAATATCTCCTATGGGGGTAAAAGCATAATGATTTGCGCTAATTCAGATTGCAAAAAAGAATTTTCACCTAAAACACATAATCAAAAATATTGTTCTGACGAATGCTGCCGCATTGCAACAAACAAAAGAATTATGGAAAAGTATTATGAAAAGAAAGCAATTAGGAATGGCGCAAAACGTGGGTGTAAATTATGTGGAGCACAGTTAAGTAGATATACAGAAAAATCAATATGTACTGTTTGTATAGATAAAGAGAAAAAAGAAACTCGTAAAAAGCTTAAGGAGATGTTAGATGGGATTAGCTGATCTAGTTAAATCAAAAGCAGTTAGAGTTTTGGGAATTGATGCATCAACAAATTCAATAGCATTTTGTCTAATGGATAATAATGTGCCAATTAAATGGGGTAAATTAGAATTGCATGGTCAAGACATTTATGAAAAAATCTATGATGCTAAAAGAAAAATGAATGCAATGTTAAATGAATTAAGTGCAGATTATATTGTTGTTGAGGGTGCAGTATTTGTCAAATCGCCAGATGCTGTGATAAAATTATCCTATGTATACGGTGTCGTCATTGCTGAGCTTATGTCTACTGGTGCTCGTGTTATTACTATATCTCCTACATCTTGGCAGGCACATATTGGAAATAAAAACCCAACAAAGTTGGAGAAAGACAAACTTAGGTTTGAAAATCCAGGACATGCTGATTCGTGGTACAAAGCAAAAATGCGGGAAATCAGAAAACAAAGGACTGTAGATTACTTTAATAAAAAATACAGTCTGTCTTTAGATGATTTTGATGTGGCAGACGCTTTTGGTATTGCCCACTATTCTAATACGGTGTTGACAGAACGATGAAACTTTATCAAAGCAAAGATTGGCTATATAGAAGATATGTAGTTCAAAAGAAAACAGTTACAGAAATAGCAGCAGAGTGTAAAGTTTCTGCTATGACAATACAAAGATACCTAGAACAATTTGGATTAATAAGGAGGCGGTAATGTTAAAACCAGTATTTGCAGACGTAAAAGATTTTCATTGTGAAGACCTATATCTTCATGCTACAGCAGCTCCTTCGGGAACAAGAATTTGGAAAGCATGTCATGAGATTGCTCATATGCTTATTGATAAAAATATATCTTACGGGGACTCAGCACTTGACCCTGTTCGTATATTTTCAAAGGCGGATCCAAGAGAACAATTGCATGTTCGTATAGATGATAAATTAAATAGACTTATGAAGGGTACGGATTACCCAGGAGATAATGATATTGATGATTTAATTGGCTATTTAATTCTATTAAAAATTGCCAAATCAAAATCAAGTTGATATTTTAGTCGACTAGAAGTATAATAATACATATGGAAATTGAATTAGCTGATCATTTTGATCGCATGAATAAAGTAGTTTCAGAACTACTTAAAGGCAATAATCCAACTCAGATAGCAACAATAACTGGATTTAAAAGGGCAGAAGTTGTTGAACTAATTGATGAGTGGAAAAATGTCGTACACAATGATCAAAGTTCTAGAGAACGTGCAAAAGAAGCTATCTCTGGAGCGGATCAGCATTATGCAATGCTTATTAAAGAAGCCTGGAACACCGTTGAAGAGGCAGATAGACAAGGCCAACTAAATGTTAAGGCCAACTCTCTTAAACTTATTGCAGACATAGAAACAAAAAGAATTGGCATGCTACAGCAGGTTGGTTTGTTGGATAACGCAGAACTTGCTGGGCAAATTGCAGAAACAGAAAAGAAGCAAGAAATTCTTGTTGGCATATTAAAAGAAGTTACGGCATCATGTCCTAAGTGTAAAATGGATGTTGCTAAAAGACTTTCTCAAATAACAGGAGTTGTTGAGCCAGTAGTTATAAATACAGAGGAAGCCAGTGGATCTTAATTTTAATGATCTCATTGATATCCTAGACGGAGAGGAATTTGATGAAAGACCAGTCGATTTACGAACATTTGTTACGTCACCAAATTACCTTGGCCTCCCTCCACTTTCGGAGCACCAGTATACACTCATTGAGAAGAGCAGCCAGATCTACAAAGAGTCAACACTAATAAAACTTTTTGGAGAGACAGAGGGGCAGCGTAGATTTAAACAAACATGTAATGAAGTTATTGCACAGTTGGGTAAGGGTAGCGGAAAAGATTATTGTTCAACTATATCTGTAGCATACATAGTTTATTTACTTCTTTCTCTTAAAGATCCTGCTACATACTATGGAAAACCATCTGGCGACTCAATAGATATTTTAAATATTGCTATTAACGCACAACAGGCAAACAATGTTTTCTTCAAAGGATTTAGAACAAGAATTAGCAAATCCCCTTGGTTTGTTGGCAAGTATACAGAAAAAGCTTCTGAAATTAAATTTGATAAAGGCATAACAGTACATTCTGGACACTCAGAAAGAGAAGCATGGGAAGGATATAACGTAATAGTAGTTGTCCTTGATGAAATTTCTGGATTCTCTATTGAAAATACTACTGGTCATGACCAAGCAAAAACTGCTGATGCTATATATGAAATGTATAGAGGTTCCGTAGATTCTCGTTTCCCTGACTTTGGAAAAGTAATTCTTTTGTCTTTCCCTAGATTTAAGGGAGATCCAATACAAAAATTTTATGAAAATGTCATTGCTGAAAAAGAAACCATAATTAAAAAACATAAGTTTAAGATGGACGTTGATTTGCCAGACGGAGTTGAGGGTAATGAATTTGAAATTGAATGGGAAGAGGATAACATTATTTCATATAAAGTCCCTAAAGTTTTTGCAATTAAAAGACCGACATGGGAGATTAATCCTACAAGATCTTTAGAAGATTTTAAAATTCCTTTTTATAAAAACGGATTAGATGCCCTTGGTAGATTTGCATGTATGCCACCAGAAATGGTTGATGCATTTTTTAAATCAAGAGAAAAGGTTGAAAAAGCTTTTAATAAAGCCCACCTTGCAGTAGACAGCTTTGGAAGACTTGAAGAATGGTTTATCCCAGATCCAGAAAAAGAATACTTTATCCATGTTGACCTAGCTCAAAAACATGACCATTGTGCAGTAGCAATGTCTCATGTTAATAAATGGGTAAACGTAAAGGTTACTGACACATACTCTCAGCCAGCCCCAGTTGTAGAAGTAGACGCTGTAAGGTTCTGGACACCAACCCCAGATAAATCAGTTGATTTTACTGAAGTTAAAGACTACATTCTTGCGTTAAAAACAAGAGGATTCAGAATTAGAATATGCACATTTGATAGATGGAATTCTCACGATATGATGCAGCAGTTAAAAACATATGGAATTAATACAGAAATTTTATCCGTTGCAAAAAAGCATTATGATGACATGGCAATGGTTGTGCTTGAAGAAAGATTGAGCGGTCCACATATACCGCTGCTTATTGATGAATTATTGCAGTTAAAGATTATGCGTGATAAGGTAGATCACCCAAGAAAAGGTTCTAAAGACTTGGCCGATGCTGTCTGTGGTTCAATATTTAACACAATTAGCAGGAGCAGGTTTGACAATAATGAAGAAGTAGAGATTCATACTT